AGGGATGCGCCATTACGGAGGAGTATACCAACAAATCCGGCGCAGCCAACCAGAGGAAAACACCGCTTTATCTGGCGATGGAAACGCTGCGGAAGGAACTTCTGGAACTGGAAAACATTTTCGGGCTGACGCCGAAAGGCCTGAAGCAGATACACTCCAAAACAATGGAGGACAAGAAGGAAAGCGCGCTCGGGAAAGCGTTGGTGGAGTTAGATGGGGAAATATAAAAACTGGGATACGGTAATAACGTATGCGGAGGGCATTGTTTCTGGCCGGATACTGGCGAATGAATACCGCGTAAAGGGATGCCGTAGGTTTTTGGACGACCTCAAAAATCCGGCCTATGACTTCCGGCCGCGCGACGCGGAGTTCTGCATCGGAATCATAGAAAAGACCATCTGCCACCAGCAGGGGGAGCAGATGGACGGCATGCCCCTGCGCGGCAGTCCCTTCCTGCTGACGGATTTCCACAAGTTCATCATTTACAATCTTCTGGGCTTCAAGCTGGCCGGTACGAATATCAACCGCTTTCATGAGGCTCTTATTTTTATCCCGCGTAAAAATATCAAAACCAGCTTTGCGGCGGCACTTGCCTACGCGCTGGGGCTGCTTTACCGGCGGAGCGGTTCAAAGATTTACGTTGTGGCGGCGGCGCAGAACCAGACTATGGAAACCTTCCAGTTCCTGAAATACAACATTGTGCGGCTGGGGGAGGACAGGGAGCGCGGCGGGCCGTTCCGCATCATTGACAACAACAACGAGCATTCCATTTCGGCAGAACTGGGCGGCGGGATGTTCAGCCTGAAAGCACTGGCGGCAAACCCTGACGCGCAGGACAGCTTCAACTGCAACATTGCGATAGCGGATAGATTTTGTCCCCTATGCCGGTGACGACATAGTGAAAATCGGTCAAAAACGGTGAACGCTAAAACTACATATTGCGATATATGACGAATAGTGTATAATCATCTTGGAGATGATATACATGGAAAAAAGTGGAATATACGCATTACATAATAATAAAAGTGGTAAAGTTTATATCGGACAGACAAAAGACTTAACTCGACGAGAGAAAGATCACTTTAGAGAACTCAGAAAAGGCACACATCACAATAAATATTTACAAAGGGCATATAAAAAATATGGAGAGTCAACTTTTCGATTCATTGTTCTTGAACGATGCTCGGTAGAGGAATTGGACGAAAGGGAGAAACACTGGATTAGTCAAATGAGGACAATGGACGCAGAGAACGGATATAATCTTGAAGGAGGTGGAAATGTAGGAAAAGAGGTAAGCGAAGCCGTAAGAAAGGCAAAACGTGGTGAAAAGAACCCGATGTATGGAAAGCATCTTTCGGCAAAGCACGTTGAAGCGCTAAGAGTAAAAAATAGATGTCACAATAGCACTTTAACGGAGGAATCAGTAAAAAAGATAAAAGAAAAACTGCTTGCAGGGATGCCAGCAACTCAAATAATGCAGGAGTTTGGCATTTCAAGAGATATTTTATATAGTATCCGAGCGGGAAAAAATTTTGGCTGGGTAAGGGAGGATTTAACGAAAGCCTTAAAGGAGAAAGAGAACAAAGAAAAAGAATCTCGAAACCAGAGAATATTAGAAATGGAAGCGAATGGAGTTAGCAGAAGACGGATAGCTGAAGAACTTGGCTGCGAGCCATCAACAGTTACAAGAATTATTGGTAAACGATCCAATCGCTTTATTAATTCAGAGGAAAAAGAAAAGTTAAAGCAGTTAGTGGTAAAAGATTTTTTATCAAATATGCCAAGGGAAGAAATTATTTGTAAATATAATATAAGCCAAAGTACTTATGTGAAGATGATAAGTGATGCCTATAACGAGAGAAGAGAAAAGGACATCAGAAAGGCGATTGCGCTGCGAAAACAAGGCGTTATGGTGAAAGACATAGCAAAACAACTTGGATACGCAAGAGTAACCATTTCAAAATGGACAAAAGATATGTAGTCATGTGAATACCGTGATAACCATAGCAACTAAAGCGGCTATGACATTGTAGAGCATAGGGATTGAACCTGTGCTTTTCCATTTCCAGAAAAGTATAGAATAAAATATCCCCACGAGTGACCGACACCCTATATGGGTGATGATATATGCCGAACTTATGGGAAACTATAAGAAGCCTGGGATAAAAAGCCTTGGCGATAACAAAATTGGAGATTCATGCCTTCAAGAAGCCGAAGCAGTACAACCTGTTCAAGGAGGCGATGAAGGCATACACAAACAAGCTGATGATTGGCATTTCCACGGCGGGCGACGACCCGAACAGCTTCCTAGCGCAGCGGGTGAAATACTGCAAGCGGGTGCTGGACGGTGAGGTACGGGACGAACAGTATTTTATCTTTATCTGCGAAGCTGACCCAGTGAAAACAGAGGGCGGGAAGGAATTTGTAGATTATACGAACCCAAAGACGCATGAAATGGCCAATCCCGCCTATGGCATATCCATACGGCCGGAAGAAATCCTAAATGATGCGCTCCAGGCACAGAACGACCCACAGCAGCGGAAGGATTTCCTTGCAAAATCGCTGAACGTATTCACATCGGCGATGGAAACCTATTTCGATATGGCAGAGGTCACGGCATCGGACGGGGCCTATTCCTGGACGCTGGAAGAGCTGGCGAAGCTGCCGGTTTCCTGGTACGGCGGGGCAGACCTTTCCAAAATGTACGACCTGACCGGGACGGCACTCCATGGGCGTTATGAGGGTGTGGATATCAGCATCACGCATGGATTTATACCAGTTATGCAGGCGCACATCAAGGCAGATGAAGACAATATCCCGTTTTTCTGGTGGCAGGAGCGGGACTGGCTGACGCTGTGCAACGATGAAGTCATACGGTACGATGATGTGGTGCAGTGGTTTGTGAAAATGCGGACGGCGGGCTTCAAAATACGCTGGGTGGGCTATGACAAGCGGTATTCCCGCGAGTTTGTGATGAAGATGAAAAAGGCCGGTTTCAAAATGCGCGACCAGTCCCAGCGGTATGTGGAAAAGACGGAGGCGTTCCGGGAGATTGAAAAGCAAATCAAGCAGCGGAAATTTTACTATCTGGGCAATAAGGCGTTTGAATACTGCATCGGGAACGTAAAGGCCGCGGAGGACAGCGACGATTTTGTCCGGTTTGAAAAGGTGCAGCCAACGCTGCGGATTGACTTATTCGATGCGGACGTGATTGCTGCAAAGCAGATGCTGATTGACATGGAGAAAAGCCAGAAGGCAAGCGACTGGCTGAAATAAAGGAGTGGTGCAGGATGGGAAAGAGAAAACAGGGCGGCAGGAAAACGAGGGCGGAACCGGCGGGAAAGGCGGTGTCCTTCCTCTGCTCCCCGGCATCGTATGACGTGCTGTGCGGGACAGGCTACACAAAGCTGTCACAGAATCCTGAAATCATTGCGGCGGTGAATAAGATTGCCGACCTGATTTCCGGCATGACGCTGCATTTGATGGCAAATACAGAAAACGGAGATGTACGCATACGAAATGAACTGTCGAAAAAGGTTGACATTTCCCCGAACCGCTTTACGACACGCAAGACATTCCTTGCGGCGGTGGTACGGACGCTTCTGCTGGAGGGGGACGGGAACGCGGTCGTCCTGCCCAAAACGGAACGGGGGTATCTGGAGGATTTGACACCCGTTCCGGCGGAGGCGGTTTCCTTTGTGCCGGACGGGGAGGGCTATCAGGTTGTTGTAAACGGGAAGATGTACAGCCCTGCGGACGTGCTGCATTTCGTGCTGAACCCCAGCCCGCGGGAATACTGGCGGGGGACAGGCTGCCGCGCCACGCTGAAAGAAACGGCGGAAAACCTCCGGCAGGCAAACGCCACGAAAAAGGGCTTTATGGAAAGCAAGTGGAAGCCTTCCATGATTGTCAAGGTGGACGGCATGGTAGAGGAATTTGCCAGCAAAGAGGGACGGAGCCGCCTTCTGGAGCAGTATGTGGAAAGCACAAAGGCGGGGGAGCCATGGATGCTGCCGGCGGAGCAGTTCGAGGTGATAGAGGTGCGCCCTCTTTCCCTGAATGACATTGCCATTGCGGACAGCGTGCGCATGGACAGGCGCGCCGTTGCGGCCGTGCTGGACGTGCCGCCGTTTGTCGTGGGGGAAGGGGAATACAGTGAGGCGGAGTGGAATAACTTCATCAACACGCGTATCCGCCCGATTTGCAAAGCGATTGAACAGGAGCTGACGAAAAAGCTGCTGATCAGCCCGGACTGGTATTTCCGTTTCAGCATACGTTCGCTTTATTCCTATGATATCCGGACGCTTTCCGAGGTCGGCGCAAATCTGTATACACGTGGCATCATGACGGGGAACGAGGTGCGGGACTGGATGGGGCTCAGCCCGAAGGCAGGGCTGGACGAATTGGTGATTCTGGAAAACTATATCCCGCAGGGAATGATAGGGGAGCAGAAGAAACTGGAAAAATAGGAAAAACGAAAATGTTTTCGGGTTTCTTGTGGAAAAGGAAAGCTGTGGTAAAATAGGCTGCGGCGGAGAAGTCTGCCGTAAGGATTGCCGTTTGGCGGTTGGTCACTCTCTGAAAAGGGGGTGGTAAGATGGTTACATACAGTGAATTGTTTCAATTTTGCTTGGTAATCATCGGTGTTATCACCTTGTGTTTACACAAGCGTAAATAATACAACGACCGTCTAACAGAAGTTAGACGGTCAAAGAACGTTTATTCGGGACTGACCGCCCTTCCAAAAGCGGTAATCCTTTTCATATGTCTATTATAGAGCCTTTGCGGAGAAAACGCAAGGGCTTTCTTTTGTGAAACGCAGGAAGGAGGGAGAATGGTTGCGAAACGAAAGGCAGACACGCAGCGCGGCGTCAAAATTTCAGACAAGGGAAGATGCCGGTGACTGCTATATCAGCGGTTATTTTTCTGTATTCGATACGGATTATGAGCTTTGGGAGGGCGCGACGGAAAGCATTGCGCCGACGGCGTTTGACGGGGCGTTATCCGGCGACATACGCTGTCTGACGGACCATGAAACGCGGCTTGTACTGGGGCGGACAAAGGCGGGCACGCTGACGCTGAAAACGGACAGCCGCGGGCTTTGGGGTGAGGTGAAAATCAATCCGAAGGATACGGACGCCATGAACCTGTACGAGCGGGTAAAGCGGGGCGACGTAGACCAATGCAGCTTCGGCTTTGACATTCTGGAGGAGGAATTTGCCGAAAACGGCGGCGTTGTGCATTGGACGATAAAGAAAGTAAAGCTGTACGAGGTTTCCGTGGTGACATTCCCGGCCTACCAGGAAACGGGAGTATCCGCCAGAAAGGAACAGTTGGAGGAGAAGCGGAGGCGTGAATTTTCCACATGGAAGCAGCGGACGCTGAAAATGGTGAAAGGAGAGAACTGAATGGCACTGAAAACGTTGGTTTTGCGTTCCAAGCTGGACGCGAAGCGGAAGGAACTGGAACGCCTGCGGGCGAAGGACGCGGAGTTTGAAACACGGGAGGCGGAGCTTTCCGCCGCTGTGGAGGAAATGACGGAGGAAACACCCGAGGAAGACAGGGCGCTTGTGGAACAGCAGGCCGAAGCGTTCCAGCAGGACAAGGACGCGCATGAAGCGGCGAAGGGGGAACTGGAGGCCGAGGTGGAGCGGCTGGAAGCCGAAATAGAAGCGGAGGAAAAACGGCAGAAGCCGCCTAAGGCAAAACCGGAAAAAGCAGAAGGACAAGAAAGGAGTGCGGGGATTTTGGAAAAAAGGAAATTTTTCGGCATGAATGTGCAGGAGCGGGACGCATTTTTTGCACGGGAGGACGTAAAGGACTTTTTGCAGCAGGCAAGGGAGCTTGCCGGGCAGAGGCGGGCTGCAAACGGGACGGAACTGACGATACCAGACGTGATGCTGGAGCTGATCCGGGAAAATATCCGCGATTATTCCAAGCTGCTCAGAAAGGTGCGCGTGTACCAGGTATCCGGCACAGCAAGGCAGAATATCATGGGGACAATCCCGGAGGCAGTCTGGACGGAAATGTGCGCCAAGCTGAACGAACTGGATTTCCTGTTCAACCAGGTCGAGGTGGACGGGTACAAGGTCGGCGGCTATGTGGCGGTTTGCAATGCGACGCTGGAGGACAGCGACCTTTCGCTTGCCTCCGAACTGCTGACAGGCATCGGGCAGGCGATTGGCATTGCGCTGGACAAGGCGATTTTGTTTGGCACAGGGGTGAAGATGCCGCTGGGCATTTTTACAAGGCTGGCACAGATGGCAAAGCCCTCCGGCTACCCGGAAAAAGCTGCGGAATGGGAGGATTTGCATACATCGAATATCCTTTCCATTGCAGCAGCGAACAGTGTGGGAATCAAACTCTTCCAGAGCATCATCAAGGCGGCGGGGAGCGCAAAAGGGAAATACAGCAGGGGTGAGAAATTCTGGGCAATGAATGAAATGACACGCACAACGCTGCTGGCAGAATCTCTTTCCGTCAATGCTGCAGGTGCCATAGCGGCAGGGATGGACAGGTCGATGCCGATTATTGGCGGGGAAATCGTGGAATTGGATTTTATCCCCGATAACGTTATTCTCGGCGGATACGGTGACCTGTACCTGCTGGCAGAACGCGCGGAAACGCAGCTGGCGCGTTCGGAACACGTCCTGTTTATCGAGGACCAGACGGTATTCAAGGGTACGGCACGGTATGACGGGCTGCCCGTAATCCCGGAAGGGTTTGTAGCAATCGGTTTGAACGGGACAACGCCCTCTGCGGCAGGCGTAGCATTTGCGCCGGACAAGGCAAATACAACGGAGGAAGCAGCGACAAAGTAAGGGGGATAAAGAATGACGGAGGCACAGAAGCTTGTGATATTGAAAAAAGATTTGCAGCTGACGACAGCGGTGAATGATGAATATCTTGCGACGCTCCTGTCTTTCGCCGCTGCCGCTGTCCAGCGGGAAGGGATTTTTCTGAAACGCGGGGACATTGAGTGTGAAATGGCAGTAATCCATTATGCGGCGTACCTGTTCCGCAGGCGCGCCGGAATGGATACTGCCATGCCCCGCTTTCTACGTTATGAACTGAATAACCTGTTGTTCAGCCAGAAAGGGAGTGGCGGCTCATGACGTTTGACGATGGTATTCTGCAGGTATACCGCACGGAAAACACGGCGGAGAATGGGGCAATGCCACGGGAAACGCAGACGCTGCTTTCCGAACATTATTTCGGGTATGATGTGCTGGGCTTTAGCCGGTACTATACAGCTTTGCAGGCGAACCAGAGCGTCAGCGCGGTGGTGAATATCCCGGGCTGGCATGAAATTTCCGTGCTGGACGCCGTTACCATGGAGGACGGGCAGCGGTATCTGATACGCCTCTGCCAGCCCATGAAGGACGAAAACGGGCTGAATATCACAAAGCTGACGCTGGAAAGGGTGATAAATGGTGCATGAACTGACGGAACGGGTGCGGCTGGCATTGATTTCCCTGCCGGTAGATGTGTTTCATTACCACGCATTCAAAAAGAAAGACCGCTATATCGTATGGGCGGAACAGGCGGAGGGCGGCTCTGTGGAGGCGGATGACAGGAAACAGGAGTATTCCATAAGCGGGTATATCGACTTTTTCACCAGAGAGGAGAACGACCCTGTTGTGGATATGGTTTCCGGAAGGCTGAAATCCGCAGAAATTGCGTTTTCGCTGAATGAAGTGGAATATGAGGAGGAAACAAAGTATATCCACTATGTCTGGAGATTTGAGGTGGTTTGATGGCAAGGATAAAATTTGACGCAGGCGACTTAGATAAACGCATGGAAAAACTGCGTATTTCTGTCCAGAATTACATCGGGAAACAGGCATTGTACGGCGGAGCAGATATTTTTGCAGATGAACTGCGGAAAGAAGCGGAGGCTATCCCTGATGAAATATTCAAACATCTGGACAGGGAAGAAAAATTCCGCAGCGTAGCGGAAAAGGATAAGGCTCATCTGGTGGAATCGCTGGGTATTTCCGAGTTTTACGGTGAAGATGGCGCGACATTTGCCAGCGTGGGATTTGAAGGATATCAGGGGGTGCCGACAAAAAAGTATCCAAACGGTATCCCGAACGCACTGCTGGCGCGGTCGATTAACAGCGGGTCTTCCGTGCGGCAG